CTATGATAGATTGATTTCTACCGGCGGTCATAATGTTTAACTCAGTGATGCTATCCTCAATGTAATAGAACATAAGGCGAGCAAGATCTAAGATAACATAAAGTAATTGCCCGTAAGCACTAGCCGGAGAAAACACTTCGCCAACTTGTAAGAATTTCGTCGTCATGAAATTCCTTACATCGCTGTAAAGCTGGTCGAATCTAATCCTGTTGTACTTAAATATCTGAAGAGCCATCTAGGTTATGTTTGTTTATGTTGCTTCGACGCCAAGATACTTTTTGCCGTCTATGTATATATCTATGTAGCAGATGTCTCTTACTGTTCCTTGAGTAAATGATACATTGATATCCACTGGCATGTTTGCAGTATCTGGGACGTATAAAGCAAGCTGGCTGTAGAAAGCGTCTGATATCTTTCTTTCATTTGCTTCCAGCTCAAACAACATTTGCTCTAGACTTAAACCAAAATTGGGATCTCCGAGAAGTTCGCCTTTGTTTGTGAATATGATCATACGAATCTTCGTAAGAAGAGCTTCGTAAGGTGAATTGGTTTCTATGATACCTGGTAAGTAACCTGGATCCGATTCATTTCTGCAGTAGATTTCTTTAAGCATACCATATTAGTGGAAGATGTAGAACCAGTCTGGGCTGTTCTCGTCATCTATTCTTTGTTTAATTGCCTCAAGTTCCGTCTGTCCTTCGTCCTTAATTGAACTAGCGTCAACAGCAATCCCTCCTGGTAAGTTGAACGTAAATGTTCCAAGTAGTCTTCCAAGAGATATTTTAGCTTGCGAAGTAACCCATCTCTGGAAGTTGTAATCATCGTACAGCTTATAGTCTTCAATCTTTGTGTACGTAAGTATGTACACATTTCTCTTTGGATCTCTACCAAGAATCTTAAGACGCTTTGTGTTACGATTAAAGTCAAATGCGTATCTTTCTAGTATGAAACATTTTGTAAGATCCCAATAAGAATACTGAGCTGTTCTAAGTACCAAGTCATCTGATTGAAAAGGCGATAAGAAAAGCTCCGAAGCAATAAGACGGTTGTCGGCAAAGTCGGTATCAACTGTTCCAAGGATACCACCGCCTGTAAAGTCTCTAACGTCTTGGATTGATACAACACAATCGGGAAGAAGAACACTTCGAGTTGCTTTCCAATCCTTTTGTGCAAAAAGATTTCTTGGGAGAACATAATAAGTGGTTTCTACGGCAGGACCGTAGTTTACATAGAACCAGTTTTCAGCTTGCCTGATGATCCTTTCCATTTCCTTTTGCGGAATTGAATAAGGTAGAGATCCCGATACCGTGATCTCGTCGTTAACCATCTGTATTAGTTCATCAGTAGTCATTTACTTTACTTTTGTTTTAGTTCTTGGCTAATCTTATCAAGAACTTTAATGTTGTTTTCGATCAACTTTAATCTTTTGACTTGATTGCCTCGATTTCTTTTGGACTTTCCTTCTTTTCTTGCGCGTGCCACTATTTCTTCTTGTCTTTTTTCCCTTTATCTTTGTCCTCTTCAGATGCACCTTTCTCGACATCTTTGTAACTGCCTGGAGATTCAGATGGCTCGATGAGTTCAACGATTAAAGTTTCTTTCGATACATTTGCGAGTTTTCCAATTTCGCCGTTACGAATAACACCACCCTTAATTGTACAGTTGATAGGGAAGCGTTTATTCTCGATGAAACAGTCTTCGCAAACATTCGATATGTGAAGCGGAGATTCCGCTACTTTACAAGATATGAACTTATTGTTTTTGACTGGCTTACAGTCATGTACTCTTGAGTTCTTGACCGTACATCCGTAAAAGGTACATCTTTCAAGAACACCTTCTATCTCACATTCAACGAACTCTATGTCGTTAGCGACACAGTTCTTAATCTTAGTGGATCTTACTTGTAACACCGAAAGATCAGTGTCAAAGTTGAAAGTACCTTTTGTGATACCGCTTGTCATTAACAGTTTGAACAACTGATCTTTGACGATATGCCAGTATGCTTCAAGAATCTGTTCGTCATTCCTCATGTCAACTCCTACTTCGCAATCTGGGAAGTTTTTCTTGAAAGAAGAATACTTAACGAAACCTTCGTAAAGTTTCTGTTGTTTTTCCATCAACTTTTTGAAGTAAGCACGATCGCTCGCACTAAAGTTTCCGTCGAAGTTTAGAACTTCGTAAAGATTAAGAATGAAATAGTCGATTAGGTCAAGAATCTTACGTGTTTTCTTTTCGTAACCTTCACCGCCCATGTAACGATATTCCAAATAGCCTTTTTCTGCTTTAAGGAAATTCACGCCATAATACTTTTCATCAGGCACTTCAACAACGTTTCTGCTAATGTCGGTAGTAGGTGTATAGAATATCACAGCATTTGGGTGGATTTCTTTGATGCTTCTTGCGTATACTGAATCTCTTCTTTTAGGGAAAACTTCATATACTCTTTCTTCATCAAAACCTAGTATGAACTTAACGATGTTCATCATAGGAATCTCGACTCTCGTAGGAATCTTGTTAGGATCCAAACTAACGTTCGCGTGAATCGAACATCTTTCGGATGTATAACCGTTTGATTGAATCCACTCAAATACTTTGATGATTACGTTCCTTGCTTCAGAATACGCCATCGGCCCTGTTACAAGTTCGCACATTTTCTTTCCGCCAGAATAATCAGGCTCTAGTTTGAAAACCGATGAAGAAGGCTGGACCGGCGAGTGATATAGCGGTTTAGGTTCTTGTATGTTACTTAGAGCCATCGGTACGACGATTCTTTTCTTGAGAACTTTGCCGATCGCTCTTGCGGTCTCAACGACTTCCATTGAGGAATAGAACTCAAATTCTAATCCTACTTTAGCAGAGTCAAGAATTTCGGTCTTGGTGTAAACCTTCTTGGTTTTCATTTGTGCGCTTGTGTTTTTTATGCTTCGTTTGGTATCGTAAGATAGATCTTGTCGTTATGAACTCTGTCGACAGTGACCATAACTTTGTCACCTACGCTGTATTTTTTCTTCTTAACTTTGATTTCTTTTTGCGATATCATACCTACGATATCTTTTTGCAATCTAACCAAAGTTCCGAAAGGCTGTACCGAAATCACTTCCCCGCCTTTTACCGCACCTAAGCTGGTATCTCTAAAGTCAGCAATTTCTCGTTGACGAATTGAAGGATCTTCATCGGTAAGGATGATTTTCTTGTCTGGTGTAATCTCTTTGATCCAGAAAGTAACTGGTGTTCCTGACTTGATATCGTTGTTCTTAAACGATTCTTTAAGTTCAGGCGACATTTTACTTGCGTGGATAAGTCCTGTAAAGATATCATCAAACTCGATAAAGATTCCGTACTTGGCTGTTCCAGTAACGGTACCTGTGTATTTCTTGTCTCTGTCGAGCTCTTCGATTTTTTGAGGAAGAATTTTCGAAATGTATTTCTTGTAAGAGAATACGAAAGTTGAACTTTCTTTGAGGTAATCCTCAACCATAACTGGTACTTCTTTACCGATCATTTCGTCAAAGTCTCTTACGATGTTTGTTGCTGCCAATGAACCAGGCAAGAATCCATCGATTCCTTGTACACTGATTATGAAACCACCGTGGTTCTTTCCAGTGATAGTTCCGTAGTATGCGGCAGTATTCTCTGTGATCTGTGCCATGAATTCGTTACGAATCTTTTCGGTCTGACCTGCGTATAGAGAAGCTCTGTTGTAAGGACTTGTTCCTTCGATCTTAACATGGTATCCCTGATTGATGAATGATCTTTTCCACTCAGGATCTTGAATGTTTTTAACGAACTCGTCTTGTGTTAACCCTAACATTGCGTAGAACTTTCTTTCTCCGTCTAACTTAATGGTTGCGTCAGCTAAACCTTCTAATGTAATCGTCATTTCTTTGTCGGTTACTTTGTGGATGTCGATCATTTTCATGACCATACCCTCCTTAAGTTCTTTACTGAACACTTCAATACCTGCCATGAGTTTACAGAGATCTTCTGCATAAGCCTCGTGACAGAATACTTTTCCTCCGTAGATGTCGGACAAGCGTTTGTTTACAATGCGTCTACCGGTAAGCCCTAAGGTGTCCCAGTCGATTTCGGGTGTTTGATTTTTTTCTGGTGTCATATTTTTTGATTTGCTATAAACTATATATCCAATTTGATTCTAATAAGGTTATGTAATGATGGCCGGTGGAGATGGCGCAGTTGTTGATCCGAGAACAGGACCAGCTGCGCTTGCTGCTGATAGAACCTGACCCGGAGGTACGATGATTGTTTGCGATCTAATGTAAGCATCAATCGCTGGTGCAGCAAGCGAGGCAAACGTTGTTGCGGCAGCAGCGCGTGCTTGGTCGGCAACATCGGTTCCTGCTGGAGAATCTGCTATTGTTTCAGCAAATACGAACATTGCTTTATCGAATGCTTCTTTAAGAGCAGCGTTTAATGTTTGAGGTACTAATGGCATGTTATTTAGTTTTAGTGATTTGACTTAATTCTGATCCCGATAGAGGAACTATCGGAGGACTCGTCGGAGCACCTAAGTTTCCGATGTGTGTATGAGCATTAAAAATTGATTGAAAAGTATTTCCTTTGATAACAGCTTCAGCAGCACCTTCACCGAGTTCGATCGATGAAGCGTCGATCACTGCCTTTTCAGTCGTTACGTTTACTTGTTGTGTGGAAACTATGTTGATAGTGTTTCCTATCAGCTCTATGATGCTTTCAGTATCTTTGTGTTGAATTGTGATACTGGAGTCTGGGTTGATGATGATAGCCGAATCTTTGTGGAATATGTTCATTCCCTTCCCAGGTGTGTAAAAGATCTTTACCTGTTCATCGTTATCGTACAGAAGAATGTGTGATCCTTCGTAAGTATCTTGTATCTCTTCGACTGCTTGAACGTTTAAGTTCTGTATGAAAGACCATTCTGGCGAATATAGGTCACCGGTAGGAAAGACCACCTTTACGATTGTGCCTACTTTAGGAATTGATATATCACCGAATCCTTTTGTCTCTCCTCCTGCAAAAAACTTTCCATTCGCAGGGTTGGCCCACGGAATTTGATCAACGGGTAGTTCTACCTTTGTTACTTGTCCTGTTGGTTTGCCTTCTTCGATGACAGGATCTTCGGAATTGAAAAGTCCAAAGATTTTGATTCTACAACGACCTTCTTTATCGGGATCGTTAGCATCAAGAACTTCTCCTATAAAGAATTTCCCAATAAGTTCTTCTTTGCTAAATGTCTTCATTATTGTCTATATACGTTACCCAATCTAGCTTTAACAATATCAGGACCTGATAGAATGTTTTTAGGTAAGTTCCCTACTACCAAGTTTGGATTGTTAACTACGTCATCCTCAACAGATGTTCCTATAGAGTTAACTACCAAAGATGAGTTTGTATTTATACCATCCTCAACAGCGGTTCCTATGTTATCAACAACCAATCCTCCTGTGTTCGTTGATTGAATAGCATTTCCTAAGAACTCGGCTATTAAATTAACTTCTTGTCCACTTAAACCTATATTACCAAGATCCTCGATTGTTATACCTCCTTGCGCAGCAAATTGCTGAAGAACATTTTGTCCCGCTGCGAGAGGATTTGTTGCAAAACCTTGTATACCTTGTAAGACAGTTGCCGCGGAAAACCCGTAAGCATTTCCTAAAAGTAATTGACCTGCGAGTCTGCGCAAAGCTGCCTCCACAGTACCAGTGAACGCTCTTCCGCCTAATGTATCACTGATGGTTCTTGACTGTTCGTTTACATTCCTGATGTTGTAATTGTAATCAGCAGAATAATAAGATTCTTTAAGAACTGCCCCGAGCAAGCCGTATGAGTTTACCTCTGAAATAAGAGGTGTGTTAATCACTATGTTGTTGATTGCCTTTTCACCAGGGGTTTTTCCAACGGATTCCAAATAGTTCGGCGATGCTGTAAAAACATCAAGTGTACATAGATCAAACCTAAACGATAAGAATGTCGTTGTTGACCAAGGTGCTCTGAATCCAAGTTGCCCTGCGAATGCAGAAAGTGCAGCGTTTGCTGCTACACCACCAAGACCGCCTAGTCCACCTACTCTGTCGGCAATGTTACCCGCTGCTTGGAAAAGTCCGCCTACATCACTAAGAATAATACCAGGATCCGTTGAACCTGCGTTTAAGTCGATCCAACTCTTAAGAGATGTTTGCATAGGACGTACTTCAGCAACTACAAGTTCCATCGCAAACATACGCTGGTTTTCTGGTAGCGCATATCTCATCCAGCTTGGATCAAAAACCGCTTTGCGATATAAGTCGAGAAGATAAGTTATCTTTAAGTCGATAGATTCTTCTGTTTCTATGGTTATCTTTTTGTCTTTACCACGATATGAATTACCTGGTGCTATTTTCCAAATATCAGCAAGTCCTGAAACTTTGGTAAAGTACCAAGGTGCTTCTTTAAGTAGCTGTAAGAATCCTGTCTTGAATTCTCTTATCATATCAGCTCGTGCTCCTTGGTTGGTTCTTACGAAATAGCTTACAGCAGAATCAGGATCTTCATCCGGAAGAAACAGTCCTTGTGGATAGTAGTCGAGATCCAACTCGCCACTAGTCCTTGAAT